TTAGGGATAGCGGATGGGCGCGATAAAGCCGAGTTCGAGCAGCTGCCTGGAACCCGAGAATCGCGTCGAGCATGCATCGGAAAAGTCGAATTCACCCGTCTCCTGAAGACCCTCCAGCATCTTGCGGTAGACGGCCGCAGCGTCGAAGTACTGCCCGTCGGCGACTGCCTGCTCGATCTTCTCTTTGTAGTCGGAGAAGAACTTGAAATGCAGCAGCACGCCGGAGACGGCGGGGAAATTCCTTTCGCAGGGCAAGGGCTGGTGAATGCTGACGCCCAGGCTGCATTCCTTGTCCCAGAAGATGACAGGATATTTGATGAGTTCGAGCAGATGGGCGAATTTGCGCTTGCGCGGGCCGCCCGTGATGCTGATCGCCCGCTTCGTATAGCTGATCTCGTATCCGGAGCCGTCGAAATGATCGGCGATTTCCCACGGCATGCGGCCGTCGTCGCTGTCGAGCGTGGCAGCCCCGAGCCGTCCGGTCGGATACATGTCGAGCATGGGGGCTGCGAGGCGCTTTTCCCCTCTGCTCTCCAATGCCTGCAGAAGCGCACCGAGCGGCCGGTTCTCGCAGTCCTCGTAAATCAGGAACTCGTCGGAATCGACATTGAGATACCACCGGTCCCAGCCATAGCGCTCGAAGAGAGCCTCGCGCCATTCACGCCCCCTGCGGGCATCGCGATACCGCACCGGCGAACTCCAAAGGTCCACATCGGCCTGCGCAAGCAGATAGTCCCGCGTCCCGTCCGACGATACGTCGTCGACGCAGATGAAGCGGGTAACGCCGAGCCCTCTGTAGTGCGCCAGAAACGACGGCATCAACTTGCGATCGTTATGCGTATTGAACACGACGGGAATGTCGCCTTTGCCGAGAGGCCTCTGGCCGCCCTCGGTCAGGCATGACATTTCGATCGGTCGCCTCCGCTTGCGAACACGCGCCGTGAGCTTGTAGGTCTCGTACCGGGTAAGCACGCGATCGAATATCCCTCTCCGATCCCGCTCATTCTCAGCTTGGCGAGAAGGATAGTGAAGATCTTTCAAGGTTCGCTCCGATCGGCCGCTGCAGGAGGATGCGTTTATCGGCATCGCCACGGGAATTCAACTCCGCCGCAACTCGAGGCGCTTGCCGCCGCAAGACTTCGGGCCAATGCGCTAGAACGCAAACGGATACCGCGGTCGCAGGCTCCGGGTCCCCAACTTGACGAAGTTCTTGAGTTTTCCCGGAATATGTTCGCGCCGGTCATAGGCCTCCAGGAGGTTCGCAGATCTGCGATCCTCGTGGAAGCGGGCGATCCACTCTTCCGTCAGATCGTCGCGCTGGACTGCCATTGATGTCTGCAGCTGCGCCGGTAGCGGCACCTGCAAGTGCTCCGCCAAGTGGCTGACGAATGGAATCGGATCGGCGGCGAGCTCCTCGTAGACGAATTCGGCAAATTCAACGCCGGTGAGTTCCAGATAGCTTTGCCAAAAGGCATAGCTGTCGCGAATGTAGAAAAAGCATCGGGCGATCTGCTCGAAGTCGTATTGGGGATTGGCCCTTCCCTCGACGTGAGCGGCAAAACTACGTGTTTGCCTCGCCCGCGCATAGGATATCGCCTGCCTCAGCGTATCCCTGCGCCGCAGGAATACGAGCGCAACGTCATGCATGGCGAGGCAATGCTGAATGAAATCCCTTCCATAGACCTCATGCGTCACGAAAAGCTGGTTCGGGAATATCTTCGAGCCGAAGACGCCGTTCGGCGTAGAGCACTTCCTGAGGAGTTCCTGAAAGAATGCGTCCCATGACAAGGCGCCGGTATCCAGCCGATGGATCTTGGGCGAGAGCCACTCGCTCGAGCGCCCCATATTACCGGCGCCATTGACGAGCGAACCCAGCCAGTTCGACCCGCTTCTCGCCTCCGTCAGGAGCAGATAACCTCGCATGAACTCTCCGTCCGAACTCGCTTCGAAGTCCCAGCCAGGCGGTCGTTAGAGATGAATATTGGCTTTTTTAGCACAAGCTGATGATCCGACGGTTCGAGACCATCCGAGAAAGCCGCCTTAGATTGGCTTGACAAATTCATTGGACGAATACACATGCGTGTGTATTGTCGTATCAGATGAAGAGCGGCGACATTATTGCAGCATTGCAGAAGGACGGATGGTACGAGGTTGCGACCAAGGGCAGCCACGTTCAATTCAAACATCCGAAAAAGCACGGCCGGGTTACCGTTCCTCACCCGAAGAGGGATCTACCAATCGGTACCCTCAGGAGCATTGAAAAGCAGTCCGGTTTGAAATTGAGGTAAGGCCATGCGCAACTATATCGGATTGATCCACAAGGACGCCGAGAGCGATTACGGCGTTTCCTTTCCTGATTTTTCCGGCGTCGTGACCGCCGGTGCCGACCTCGACGACGCGCGCGCTATGGCAGAGGAAGCCTTGGCCTTGCATATTGAAGGGCTGGTAGAGGACGGCGAGGCCATCCCGGAGCCCTCCTCCCTTGAGGTTGTCATGTCCGACGCCGAGAACAGGGATTGCGTCGCTATTCTCGTCGCGGTGAAAACCGAGGCAAAAAGAGCCATTCGAGTGAACGTTACGCTTCCCGAAGGTGTCCTGAAGCAGATAGATGCCTTCGCCGAAGCCCACGGCCTTACGCGGTCTGGATTTCTTGCTCGTGCTGCAACGCACGAGATCGAACGGGCAAATGACGGCCACGACGCCTATGCGGAATCCCGCTTGTCGGCTTTGGGCACTTCCAGCAAAAATGTGTAACGCTTTTCCATGCGGAAGCGCGTACTTTCAAAAGCTTGGAACGAGTGTCCATGCCTTAAGCAAGGCATTGGTATCCGGCAAGCAATGAACGGATCTTTGAGAAGAAGAGAAGAATGGTGGGTGATCACGGGCTCGAACCGTGGACCCGCTGATTAAGAGTAACCGTGTTTGCGCCGCAACCACTGGGAAGGCGCCATTTCGGTTTCCAATGGCCATCCAAAACAACACGTGAAAGCGCGGAACGTATCGTGAATTGGAAACCGTTGACGAGCGCGTTCTTAAGGGAGAAGTCGCGTGATGTGCAAGAGGGGGTACCCCTTTAGTCGGCCATCTAGCGAGTGCCTCCTCAACACGCTCAACGCTTGCGAAAGGATGCCCACTCCTTCATATGGACTCCCAGTCTCTAGCAATGGTTCCATCTCGTGTTTGAAACAAATATCCCTGCGCACTCCGGCAACATAGTAGCGGTAAATTTTGAGCCCGGGCGCCTCACGTTCGTTATGGGAGCAAATGGCACCGGCAAGTCCAGCCTTATGGATCTCATTGCACGTTCGCACAGAGCGCACGTAAGCCGGATCTACGCTCACCGCAACGTGACCCTCGATAGCAGCTCGGTTTCGTTCACCGGCGCTGATCGAAACAGTTACGAGCAAAGCATGAGAGGTTTTTTTGCTCAGGCAAATTCCCGGTTTCAAAACCCTTATGGATCGCAAACGGTCAACAGCGTCCTGTATGATATTCATGCCGCTGAAACCGCGTTTTCAATTGCCCAATTGAAGGAGTTGAAGGCTGCAAACCCTCGCGACCCAGCCGGGCTTTCGATCTGGGATCGCGCCCAGAATGAATTCTCGCCTTTTCAGAGGCTTGAGCAAATCTTGCATGGAGCGGGACTGCGCCTGTCACTTAGGGTAGACGAGCGTGGAACCATTAAGGCCGCCAGAGACAGCCATGAGCCATATGGAGTTAATGAGCTTTCGGACGGTGAGCGATCTGCATTTCTACTCGCAGCGACGGTCGTTACCGCACCGAGAGCCGCATTGATCCTTATCGACGAGCCTGAGAGGCATCTTCATCGGTCAATCTCTTCACCCTTGATCCACGCTCTGCTGGCTGACCGGCAGGATTGTTCCTTCGTAATTTCCACCCACGATATCGGTTTGTCGCTCGACCAACCCGCGTGTTCAGCAATCTTGCTGCGCGAGTACAGGCATCATCCACAGTCCTGGCATCTTGATTATATCGCCAAGGTTGAATCTTTGGACGAGGAAGTCGCTGAGGCTGTCCTTGGCTCACGACAGACGATCATTTTCGTAGAGGGTGTCCGAACTAGTCTGGACCATGCCCTCTATTCGCACCTTTTTCCGGGTACTTCCGTCCGCGCCGCGGGCAGTTGTAGCGATGTGATCAACGCCACGCGCGGCGTTAATGAGACGACAAGGGATCACCGGGTTCAGGCGGTCGGGGTCATCGACCGTGACCGTAGATCGGAAGAAAACGTGACTTCGCTCTCCAGGTACGGAGTTATCGCGCTTGGGGTCCATGCGATTGAGAGCCTCTACTACCATCCCAACGTCGTTCGTCTGGTTGCCCGCCGACTGGAGAAGGCTGGATTAGTCATGTTCGAGGCCGTTGACGCCGCGCTCGACAAAGCCATCCTTGAGGCATTCCAAGCCGCACGTGAAACAGTGGTTCAGGACGCGGCTGCTCGCCATGTGCGCAACGCGGTTCTTTCCAACCTTCCGAAAGCGGATAACCTCAAGGAGGGGTCCTTCCCGCCAGCCGGTCTAGCTGCCGAGGAGGTCGAGCGAATTTATCAAGAGGAGCGCGCACGCTTCGATGAACTAATTGGCGCCGGCGACGCCCATGGGCTTTGCGCATCGTACCCCATAAAGCGTACTGGCCTGATCCGGGCAGTATACACCCTTCTTCGCTTGCAGGACGGAGCAGCTTACGCAGACATACTCAGAAAAATGGCTGTCGAGGACAATGCTGTGGCCGATGAACTGAGGCAAATCGTCGGTCCGCTGACTGCCTACCTGGAAGCCCTAAAGGGCAAGCGCTCAGGCTAGCTCGAACCCCGTTGCGTCATCCTCCCGCGGCCTGATCCCCTTGAACGAAGCGTGCCGCAGCTTGCCGTCATCCGTCCAGGCGCGATACTCGACCTCGGCGACGAGCACCGGCTCGGTGAAGACGGCATTCTTCCGCCGCAGGTTCACTGCCGGTGTTTTCGTGGCGATAGATTCGAGGAGGCTGCGCAACTCGCGCGAAAGCTCATGTGACCAGCCGGTACCGCAGCCGCCGACATAGACGAGATCGTCGCCCTGGCGCGCGGCCAGCAGCAACCGGCCGAGATGACCAGGCACCGTCGAAGGCTCGAAGCCGACGACGACGAAGCTATCCCGGCGCTTGCAGGTGATCTTCTGCCACCACTCGCCGCGGCCGGAGCGATAGGGCTTCTCGACATGCTTGGCGATGATACCTTCGAGGCCGTGCGCGCAGGCGACGCGGAAGAACTCGTCGCCATCCGCCTGCACTTCTTCCGACAACCGGATGGCCCCTTCCCGGCCGGCGACCAGCGGCTCAAGCAATCGCCGGCGCTCGCGCAGCGGAAGCCGCCGCAAATCGCGGCCGTCGAGATAGATTAGGTCAAAGGCATAGAAGACGATTGCACCGACTTCGACCGCGGAAGGAAGGCGCCCGAGCGCCCGCTGGAGCATGCCGAAATCGGAGCGGCCCTGGTGGTCGAGCACGACCGCCTCGCCGTCGAGGATGGCCGTTTTCACCCCCAGGCGCCTTGCATCATCTACGATCGTGGGGAACCTCTCGGTCCAGTCGTAGCCGCCGCGCGTGAGCACCCTCACCCGGCCAGGCTCGATGTGCACGGCCAGCCGGTATCCGTCCCACTTCACCTCAAAGGCCCAGTCTGGCCCCTTTGGCGGCTTATCAACGAGCGTCGCCAAGCAGGGGTCAACCCGCGCGGGCATGGGATCGCTTGGAGCGGTATCGCGGGGCTTCTTTGAGGACGTTTTGGCCATGCGCAGACTAAACGCAGAGATGGGCGAAACGCCGCATCTTTAGCAAACTGACCCTTCCGGTCGGCGTCGCTTCTTGCTGGCCTTCATCATCTTGCGTGTGTTTCGCTTCGCCTCGGCTCGGGTGCCGGACTTCTGGCTCTTCTTTTTCTTTGCGCATCTCGCCGCTCTGCGCTCTTCTCTCGAAGTTTGCCCGAAAGCATCTGGTGCCGCAGAGCCGACCAATCCAGCGAGCAAGCAGATGAACTCTCGTCTACGCATGAGGTGGCTCTTTCGAACACGATGTCGCGCAGCAATGGTAGGCGAGCGTGCAATTTAGCAACAGCTGTCAAAATGGGTTAGGCCGCCGAATTGACTCTTTCGGCTGAGAGAACATAGTAAGAACAAATGCAACGGGCGGGTAATGAAAATGAGCGACGAAGCCGGATCGAGCGCGCGCAAGGACACGGTGATGTATGAGCACTGGTGCGAGCATCCCGGCTGCAAGAAGTGGGGCAGCTTCGGCTTTGCCGCCGGTAAAGAGGAACCGCGGTGGTTCTGCGCGGGGCATCAGCCCGAGTGGAAGTTGAAGCATGCCTAGAGACGGAGCCTGGTGGCTTTCAGAGCTTCTCGCCTGGACGAAGATCCGCATCAAATGCGAGTGCGGCGTAAAGAAGCAATACGACGCACGGCAGCTTTTCGATCGGATCGGCGACCGGAGCATGCCGGGGCTGCTCTCAGAATTCTCAAAGGCTCTCGGTTGCCCCAAGAGTGGCAACATCCACCGGGATCGCTGCAGGCTCACATACGACATGCCATCGGGAGAGCCGCCCGTCTCTCGAAGGAGCCGGCTGGTGATGCGGCCCCAGCCGGTGCCCCTGAAGAGATTACGTTCGCAAACCTACCGGAATGGTGCGACGTCCTTTGCAAGTGCCGGAGCTGCGGCCGCATCGATCGACTAAATCGGCGCGCTCTGGCCGCGCGCTTCGGCAAAAGACAAAGCATCCTTCAGTTGGCGCCGAGAATGCGATGTAAGGGATGCGAGAACCGAGACGGTAACACGATCTTCATAGGAAAACCCCGGCAATAAAAGCCATCGCACCGGCGCTACTTCTTGCCCAGATACGCCATCACCTTCTCTCGGTTCGGCCCGGCTTCGCGGATCGCTTCCAGCGCCCTCTGCCGCGACACCTTCGCCGTTTTCATTAGATAGGCGACCTCGTGCTCCTGTTCGGAAACGAGCTCGCGATCGCGGCCTTTCTTCTTTGGACTGTCTGCCATGCTTTCCTCCATCATCAAACATGAAGGATAGGAGGCGACCCGCCGCCGGCAAGGGCTGGAACCTCATGCCCGGTGACGTGTTCACTTGCCGAGGAGACGGATCATGGCCGACAAAGAGAAGATGAAGCAGCTGATCTGGGATTGCCAGAAGGACATTGCGGCGTATCTGCCGCCGGCGAGTGGCATTTCGGAGCACCAGCTGGTGGAGATGCTCATCGCCCGCCTGGACGGCCGCCAAGCGAAAGAAGCGCTGGGAGACGATTGGAAGGGTTGGTGGCCGGACGATGACGGCGGGGACGATGACGGCGGCAGCCCCGCTCCTCACGATCGAGAGATGGCCTGACACAAATAGAGCTGCAGGTAGGATTGGCCAAGGTCCGCTGCAGCTCCGGTCGCGACGCTGTCATCATCTAGCTTGGGCCTATTTGCCCTGTTCCATCCAAGGGAACCGCTTCGAACGTCGCTTGCGTATATTTTACTCTCAGCAGAACCGGAATCAAGGGAAAGCGCCAGGGGCAAAGCCGGCCGCGCTGCAGCAGCTTCGGCGAGTGCTCCGCATTGCGAATCCGCGGCGGTACGGCTATGTCTCGGAGATACAACGTACAAGGGCGCTGAGGGAAAAATGCCAGTAATTAAAGGGAACAACAGCAACAATAAGTTGATCGGGGAAAGCTACGTTCTGGGCGTCACGAACCATATCTACGGTTACGGTGGGAACGACACTTTGTCCGGGGGCTTCTTTGCCGACAACTATATCTGGGGTGGCACCGGAAACGACATCATCGACGGCGGCACAGGGATAAACCGCCTATATGGCGAGGATGGCGACGACATCATTACGGTATTCTGGAGCGGAACCGACAGCCAGCTCTACGGTGGCGCTGGTAATGACAGATTGTCGGGTGGTGACGGAGGTCTATTCTTCGATGGTGGCACTGGCATCGACATCATGGATGGCGGATCCGGCGCCGATGTCTACATCGTGGATAATGCCAACGACCAAATCATCGAAGATTGGGTTCGCGAGTTCGACAATGTGCCCAATCCGACTGATACCGTCCGCGCAAGCACCTCGTATTCGTTGAGCTATCAAGCCCGAATCGAGCTTTTCGAGACAACGAACGCGGCGGCGAACTCAGCGATAAATCTCACCGGCAATGAATTCTCGCAGACGATCAAGGGAAACGCCGGCTCGAACACTCTCGACGGCAAGGGTGGTAACGACATGCTCATCGGTGGCCTGGGAGCCGATAAACTCATCGGGGGCTTGGGCGTGGACACCGCCAACTACAATGCCGCCTCAGCTGCCGTGACCGTAAACCTCGTGTCGCCTTCCACGAACACGGGAGAAGCGGCTGGCGATACATTCTCCTCGATTGAGAACATCAGCGGCTCTCGTTTCCACGACAGGCTTATCGGAGACAATCTCGCCAACTTGATTTCCGGAGGCAACGGTGACGATAACATCGGGGGTGCTGCAGGCAGAGATACGCTAAGAGGCGACGCAGGAAACGACTTCCTGAATGGGGGCCTCGATGCCGATGTTCTCTCCGGCGGGAGCGGCAAGGACTCTTTTGTTTTCGCAACGCTGCTGAGCTCCACCAACGTTGACACCGTGACCGATTTCGTCACGGTCGACGATACGATCCGCCTGGAGAATGGAATTTTTACGAAGATTACATCGACGGGAGTGCTCAGTAGCGCCGAGTTCGTGTCGAATACCAGCGGCTTGGCATCCGATAGGTACGACCGGATCATCTACGAAACCGATACCGGAAAGTTGCTCTACGATGCAGACGGCAACGGTTCCGGTGGCGCAGTTCAGTTTGCGAAACTGAACACTGGATTGGCACTTACCGCCGCCGATTTCTTCGTCGTCTAGTCTGCTGAAGGGCGGAGATTGTACATACACAGCGCCTCATATTCGGGGCGCTGTGTTCGTCCTGTGAGAGGCCAGCCGGATCAGCGCCGCAGTTGAGCGCCGTCGCGTTGGCTGGCCTCGATACGCTGCAGGATCTCCCGCATCACACGCGTATCGATGGAAAGGCTGTTGAGCGTGTTCTCGACGGCCTTCATCGACGTCGCCGCTTCAGCCGCTTGCTTCTCCACCGCCGAGATCCGGAGCTCGTGATTATCGATCTGCCGAAGAGAGACCTCGGCCGCCGTCAGGCGCTTGTCGAGGCGATCGATCGAATTTGCCTGCGAATCCTGATTGGCGTTCACCCTCTCCCATGTCGCTCCCCACGCAATGAGGCCGCCGGCAAAGCCGAATAGGATCACGAATGTGTTGAGGTTGAATTCAAACCGCCATTTCGGAGTTGCGACCATCTTTTCGGTTTCCTGTGTTTCAGCCAAGCCCCTGCCCTCGTAAATGATGCGATTTACTGCTGCGCTTCGCCGTGGCGAGCGCATTCCCCTTTCGTCCAGACCGAAGCGGCACAGATGCCGACGACGGTCCGGTCTATCTTCCGCTGATCTGCCGGCGTCGCGCCGCGCGCGCCGATCAGATCAGTGCCCACCACCCGGCGGAGACCGTCGACACTTGCCGGCGCCGAAGTCCCACATCCCTGGAGGGCAAAGGTCAAAGCGAGAGCGGACATCGTCCGCAGTGCGGCCAGCTTCATTGTTCTGCCTTTCGATGGAGGTTCTGACGTCGTCGCCGCCCTGTCGGTAGATCCAAGCGACCACGGCGGCGACGAACGCGAGAGCGGCCGCAGCCGCGATGATGCGAGGAGTGGAGAACATCACGCCATTCCCTCGACCTGTTTTGCCACCGCCTTCCGATCGGCGTTCTTGCGCCAGTAGAGGAAGCCGGCAATCCCTCCGAACGCGACGAGGATCAGGAGGAGGTTCTGCCAAGGTATGCCGCCCAGCGCCGTGAGCAGCGAAGCGCCGCCGCCGATGACCGACGGCGTGATCACCTCTTTCGACTTCCACCAGGGTGCATCGAGGCTGGGCGGCGTGACGGGAACCGGGACCGGCTTCTCCTCCGTCACCGGCGCGGCTTTGACCTCCGGCCGCGCCGCTTCGCCCGGGGTGAGCGCCACCAGCGCCGTATGCATCGCAGCGCGGGTTTTCGGCCCGACGTCGCCGTCCACCTGCAGGCGCCGGTCGGCTTGGAACTGAAGGACGTTGTCCGCGCGATAGCCGAGCAGCACGAGTGAGATCCGGGCGAGCCGGTCAAACCGGTCGGACAGACCATTCTTGCCGCCGTTGATCTTCTTCGTGATGGTCTCGGCGTCGCCCTCGTCCGCCCAGCGGTTAAGGTCGCGCGTATCCCAGTAGAACAGAGGCACCAGGCCTTCCCAGGGATCGGAATTGACCGCGTCCGGATCCTTGACGAAGTCCGGGCAGTCGAGGCCGGCGGCGCGGCACCAGTCTCGGAACTGGCGATAGTTGTGCTTGCCCGTCAACTGCATGCCGGTTCGGCCGCGGTAGAGATAGCCGTCGCCGTCCTTCTCAGGCGTATTGCCGAGATCGGTACGGGTGTCGTAGCGCTGCTGCGCCGGCGTCGGTCCCCAGATCTCTCGATCGTACCGGAAGTCGCCGCTTTCATGCATGAGCTGGGCGAAATACTGGGCCAGCCGGTGCGGCCGATCCATTCCGAACCGGTCGCCGTACCTGTCCAGCGCCACGAGCACGGACGCGAGGTTGCTCTCGTTCACTTTGCCCCTTGCGGCAGCGCGAACCTGCTGAGCGGTGATGGCGCTCATTCGTTTCTCCTGACTGTATTGTTTGAGAGTTTGCTTCGCCCGAATGGGCGAATGGAGTTGCCGGATGCAATGTGCTAACGCCGCGCAGCCGTCCTGCCGTCTCGCAGCGACGGGGCGGTTAGAGGCCTGGCGCCTGCCTCCTGCGACCGGGCCTCGCCCGGAGTTCGTCTTCACAAGAAGATGGTAAGAGGCTTACTGCCGCTGAGGCGGCCAACCGCACCGGCAAGGTGACCCAGATGGAGTACGACTGGAACGGCAAAAGAACGCGCCGGCTGAAAGTGATGAAACTGGCTGCAATGGCTGCCCTAGGGACCGCGGTGGCGGTCTTCCTATGGGAGGCCTCGACCTAGGGCCGCGATGCTACCCATGTTGCGCGTGGAACTTTTTCCTAACGACGTCCGTTGAACGGCTTAGCTCGGCGAAAAAAGCGAGCACCGGCATGGATGTGAAGAAGGCAGGAATGTCGCGGCTGCTTTTGGCAGCGCCGGATCTGCGTCGCAGCACGTGGATGATGCAGAGCCCCGCATTTCTCAAGATGTGCGAGGAATACGAGCGCGCGTGCTTGCGGCGCGATGCCCTTCGATGCTCAGCCAAGAAAGATGATGAGGCCCTGCTCAAATTCGAGGCGGAGTGCAAAAGCCTTGAAGCCGCCGCTATCGCTTACATTCGAGAGCAGCGGCAATTCTCGGGACTTGCGTGAATTGACATCCTCAAGGCAGCAACGACAGGATAAACGCCGCGACGAAAGCGACTGCGGCGAGGGCTGCCGTCCATTCTATTAGCTTCACTCGCTCGACCGGACGCATCGCACTCCTCCTTAGGGGCGCCCCTAAATCCAAACGCCCCGCACCAAGGATGGTTTCAGAGCCGCCCTCATCCCCGAACATGAGTTCGAGGGCGACGGGAAGAGTTTCCCGAGCCATATGTCACCTTACTGTTTGGGAGGAAGTGTCTGCCCTATGGGCAATAAAAACCCCGCCGGAGCGGGGCATGAATGCGAATGGTCGGATCTGCGACAGACCGTCGCCCTTCATGAAAAGTTTACCAAAGGGCGTTTCAACTATGACGAACATTCTCTATAGGGAACAACTCTTATACGGCCCTAAATTTCATCAACAGCGAAACACAATCATCATGGACGGTTGGCGGATCGAGAAAATGGCGCGGGCACTCTGCGCCCACAACAATGAAGACCCAGACAGCATGTACACGGCAATCGAGGACGGCTTCCCTGTCCAGCGGCCCAGATGGTGCCGGTATATGGATCAGGCACGAATTGCGCTAGAAGCGCATGAGGGCAACTATCGGCCCTCTCTGGGGTCTGTGTAGCCGCTACGAGCGCCTAGCCGCCGCATCCTTCAGCGCCGCGATGCACAACGCGATTGCAGGGGTTGCCGCTTGAACCTGCTGCCCGTCGTTCAATTGAGCCTTCCCGCGCTTGAAGCGGTTGGGGCCTCCCCACGTGAAGCCGCCAGTAGGACCAGGCGCGATGATGCCGACGAACTCAAGGGCGGCATCAATGGACTCCGTGAACTTAGGCAGCCGCGGGGTTTGCTCACCGGGATAGAACCACATTAAGCGCCTTTCCCTATTGCCGCCGGCGCCAGGACCTATTTCCGATAGCTGCGTCCAACCTGCCGCCGCGGCAAGTTTCTCGTCCAGTCTCCGGTCGGGCCTAGTGGCCGCTTCAAGCTCCGCGATCAGGCTGCCATTGCTCATACGATTGTCCTCGGGCGTTTGCGGGACTCTATGACCACACCGTAAGATAAACCGCAAGACTTGAAGCGCGATGCCCTAGCCGCTACTCCTGTCCGCCGCTCAACGACGAAGGACGAAGGATTCTCTATGGCGCAGGCAAATCTTCCGCTTCACATCGCGTCTAAGTACGCGCTCGAATACAGCCGCTTCGTCGCCAAGAATCCCAAGATGGCGGAGCCGAAAGTACATTGCCCTTGCTGCGGATCATCCTTCAAGGAATGGCGTCCGGTCTTCGGCCGCGGGCGAAAGGCTGAATGCCATATATGCCATTCATTCGAGCGCCATCGCCACATCTGGATCACGCTCGCGAATGATCCAGATTTCTTCGCAAAGGGAACGTCCCTCCTTCATTTCGCCCCTGAGCCGTTCTTCAAGACCGTGTTCGGAGAGAACCCCGCTATCGATTACTACGACTGCGACCTCGCCAAGGAGCGAGCAACGCATCAGGTCGACATTACGGCAATCCCGTTCGAGAACGGCAAGTTCGACCGCATCATCTGCAGCCATGTCCTCGAACACGTTCCCGATGACCAAAAGGGCATGCGCGAGCTTCGTCGCGTGCTCAAGCCTGGCGGCATTGCCTACATCATGGTGCCGTCAGAGGTGCGCGAAGGCACGTACGAGGATCCAGCGATCAACACTCCGGAACTGCGCCTAAAGCACTATGGGCAGGAGACCCACGTGCGGATTTATTCGCGCAACGATTTCGTTGAGAGACTGGGGGTAGCGGGCTTTCAAGTGCAGACGCAATTCCCGAAGGTCAGATGGGGCGAGGAGATGTACCGAGACTTCACGCTCGGCGACAACATCTACATCTGCCGCTAGAAATCACTCAGTTCAGCCGCTTTGAGGTCCAAGGCAGCAACACAGATAGCAAGGGCCGGCGTCGCCGCGTGATAGTACGGCCCTTCATCCACCTTGACCGTGCATGTCACGCCTGCCTCGTTGACTATCCAGCTCACGCCGCCGTGCGAAGTCTTCGCGACCAATTCAAGAAGCTCCAGCGCAGCATCGACCGAGAAAGTGAACGCCGGCAGACGGTTCTCGCCGCTTGCCGGATTTATCCAAGACACCCTTCTCGATTTCGTCGCGCCCTCTGACGTCTCTACTCGCCGCTGCCAACCAAAGAGCAGCGCGATCTTGGCGTCCGTTTCGCGGCTTGGTTCACTTGCGCTTTCAAGCTCATGAATCAGATCAGAGACTGCCATTTTCACCTCTATCGTGTAATCTGCGGATGCTATACAGCGGTAGGGACGCATTCACAAACGGCGACAAAAATAAGTGAGGAACAAGCATGACCGATCATACAGTCTCCATCACAGAACGTATTCTTCCACCGAAGGCAGACGCATGCCGCGGTCCGCTTCCCGCGCATGATGACAGTGACCACGATGAAATCGTGAAAGAACATCTTCGCAGCGTCGATGCCTACCTAGCCGCCAATGCTAAGCAGGCCGAAATCGACGGAGACATCATGTCAGAACAGCCAGAATTGACGATGGAAGATGACGATGACCACGATGAATTCGTGCTCGAGCATCTGCGTAATATCGATTCTAGCCAGCGCTGATCGCTTTCTCCCTCACGCCGCAATAGCTGCCAGCGCGATAGCAGCCTGCTCCCGCTGCACCGCAGCCACCCAACCGTCTTTGTACATTACCTGATAGCCGGCATCATTCGGATGAATGCCATCTGCGAGCAAGCTCGCGTAGTTGATCGCGAAGTTCTGGAAGTGATCGATAACTGAGACCTTCAGATCCTGCGCCGCAAGACGCACCGCCTGCGCCGCGTCGGCCGTGTCGAAGTTGTACTGAGGCGGGGGAACAATCGGATAATCGGACGTCGGCGCCGCTTTCGGCGGAGTGGCAAGCACAAGAAGTTTCCCGTCCGCCTTTAATTGCGATCCGATCGTGTTGAGGTTGTCCCTAAGTTTCTGTGGGCGCAGGCTGAAGCCGGGGGCTCCGATCCGATCGTTCGTGCCAAGTTGGCAAAGAACGATATTGTCCGTTGCCGCGATCCCAGACCAGAGCGTTCCGGTTGGCAGCCACCTCGAAGACTGGACGCCGATGATGCCCTGGTTCCTGACCTGCAGACGGCGGTAATGGCGCCCCAATTCGCAACGCAGCTGCTGTGTATTGGAGTTGTTCCAAATACGGACTGTGTGCTGTCCGAAGGTGGTGTTGATCGCCTGGACCTGACGCCACTGGGAGGGGCTCCTGTAGTGCGAATACGTCCCTATGACAATGCCATCGACTTCGACCGAAAAAGTCGCGCCGGGATCGGTCGACAACCCTGCAAAATAGAACTCAGCCTGATCGCCATAAAACTTGAATTCGAGCGCACGATCAGAGTTGTTGGCCGGGATATCCAATGTGCGGCGGAAGGTGGCATTGTCGATGCTGCCGCCGGATACGATCGGCTTTGGCAAGTCGAGGCCGCTGCTCCGGCTGATGTACCGGAAGCGATCTTCGGTCGTGAAATCCCCCTCAACCCAGCGGCGCGCATAACCAACGCCGGGACTCGGGTTTTGCAGCACCTCCCCGCCTGCGAGGGCGCAGAAGTTGGCGATCAGATAATCGCGAAACAGATTTGCCCAGCCGGGTGCAGTAAGATTGTTGCGCGGGTCGGTCAATTCGCCGGTGCGAGGGTTCTCGGACGAGGAACCCGTAGCGGCGAGCATCCATGTGATAGAATCCCCGATCAAGCAAATTTCGACTGAGACCCAGCCATCGAGGAGGATCTCAACGAAGCGGCGCATCGTCGTCTTCTGCTCTTCAAGGTCCTCAACCCGGACCGTTAGGCTGTTCAGCGCGGTGTTCTGAGACGAAATATCGATGACCTTGCGAAACGTGAGCGGGGTCGTGCCAACGGTGATCGTTCCAGTCGTGACGCAGGCATATGCCTGCCCGGCAAGCGTGCCTTCGTTGATCATGAAGGCAGCGCCCGGGAACTCATCGCCGGCGTCGAGATCAATGCTGCGAATTGGCGGTCCGCTCGCTTGGACGACGTATTTGCCATTTTCAGCCGCGCCAGACTGACCGAGGACACCAACCGGGTCTCCAGTCACAACCGTTACGCCACCGAAAGACGCGCCGTTCACGATACTCGCCAGCGTCACATTCGAGATCGATGCAGCCCGAACAGGGTTCTTCCACTTGATCCCGACGCCAGCCAGCGAAACGGCGTCATCAACCCCTTTCTGGATGACAGGCGCAATTTCATTGCGGATGCGGACCTTCGAAGGTTCGTCCGGATCGGCAGAGGGACCATCGGAATAGACAGTATTGAACGCTGCCTGGATTTCACCGGCCATGAAGTTCTCCATGCGTTAGTGTCCTCAGCGCGCGGCCAAGGGAAACTTCGATTGATGTTTCGGGTGTCAGATGATGGTTACGTTCACGGGGCCGGAGGCTGGGCCTTCGACACCGGAACCGTTGACTGGTAGGGCGTAATAGTCCCACACGCCTTGAGGCGCGCAGCTTGCCGTTTCTTCGAAAAGAACAACGTCGTCGATCGAGCCTGCGAAGGTGCTGCCTGCTCGAAGGCTGAACGTGTCGCGAGCTCCCGTCGCGGTAATGCTTTCCAGATACGTTCCATTCGCGGATCTATCCGGAGAGTCATCAAACGGCGAGCTCCCCGTCGATATGCGAGCCCTGATCGTTCCCGCCGTATAAGCGGAAACGACGTACTTGATGCGGGCCTTTTTCCCGTTTGCGATCGCGGCTGCCTGCGAGAGAAGAGAGCCCGTCCCCGCCGCCTTGTTGGCCGTCCCGCCTGAGATCGTCCAACCGGTTCCCTTCGACCAGACTGTGTCTGTGTCGAAGCCGGGATTGCTCAGCAGATTCGTTCGTGTCGTGTCGCCATCGGTGAACGAATAGCTCGCCGATGGCCCTACCGCCCGTGTGCCGACAAGGGTAGCGGTGTCTGGATCGAATCCTGCGCCGGATGCCACGCGGTAAATCTGTACCGTCGCGACGTGTCCGTCGTTGCCGGTGGAGAACCCGAACGACGCATTACCCAGACGGGGTGCCGATCCGGTGAGCGTAAAGGATGCGAGCGCGGCGGGCGGTGTCGGGTCTGATGTCGAAGTGATCGTCTCCGTTACCGACCAATTGGAATACCTTCTGTTCGACGCAATAAACGCCGCCTGGACATCCAGAACCTTGTCGACGGGAACATTCCCGGTCGAAAGATCTATGTACCCGCCGGACGGCTCCGCACTTGGATTGGACTGCTCAACCCATGCGCCAGGAGTTCCCAGCCCGTCAGCATCAGCAACCCTGTAACGAACGACCGGCGTTAAGCTGCCATCTTCCGGATCGATGATCACGACGCGGATGTAGACGCTGCCGCCGTTCGCCTTTGCCTGAATGAGATTGATGACCGGCGTCGGGATCTCGGAAGCATTCACCGCCGGCGGGACCGGAGGCTGCTGGCCCTCTTCCGTTGCCGGGTTCCACTCGTCGATCCCCTCGGGATGCTCGATGAAGTCCATCGTAAATCCGCCCTTTGTGAGGGCCACGATGGAGCGGCGGTTCTCAATCAGTTTCTCGTCCAGCTTGGGGAGCCGTTTCGGCGTCTCCAGCCGGACCCACCGCGCATAGACTGCGTTGATGCCAGAAAGGCGAACATCAAGGCTGCCCTTCACCTCCTGGCGCTGCCGCAGCCAATCACGCTTGCCGAGGCGCCGTGCTTGCCGCCACTGGTGGCACCATTCGTAGCTGCCCTCCATCGTCAGGACGCGGCCCGCAGCGATCTGAGCGGCCGTATCCTCGAAGAAATCGGTGTCACAGCTCGTGTAATTCGTCGCCGGATAGGTGAACTTCGGGACGAGCCGGTTGCACTCGTCCTCGAAAAGCACACCGTATTGGACGTTGTGACCGATGATGTCGGCGTCGGTCAGCGTCGCCGTCCTGCTTTCGCGGAACTTGCCAACGGTGAGGATGCGGGCGCCGTCGCCACGCGCGACCAGATGGCCGTCGCACGTCGCTAATATCGCGTTCAGCCCGGATTTCGGCCCGTTCTCGGTCGTATCCCAGCCATTGCACTCATACCGCTTTTCGGTGCCGCCGCCGGCGAGAGGAACATCCTCATCGCAGATGTCGGCTTCCTCTTTCCAGAGGTCGATGACCGGCAAGAGCGCCTTCTGGTAGTCGAGGCCGAATCCGAACTCGTTGAAGCAGAGATGCCAAGCCAAAATGATGGCCGAGTTTCGCGTCCACGTCCAAGTGCTCTGATCTGCCGGGCTCTGCAGCGGATCGCGGAAGTCCCAGCAGTAAGCGCCGTCGATCTCTACCGAAGGAGATGGAGCGCCATAGGGGAAAGCCGTCTGCTGGTCTTGCGCATCGGCGTTCTGCGCACGCATTGCCAGCGAAGCCTGACCGTCTCCTCGGTGATCGTTTGTCCAGATGCCATCTGCGCCTAGCTCCGAGACAAGCTCGGCATAAGGCGTTTCCGGATTGGCGCCGAGGCGAGTGTAAAGGCGCACGTTAGCCGAGCCGGCGCCGTACCGGCCGCCCGTCGTTAACGGCGTGACGACATTATCGACGACCGTCACCTCGTCATCGTTTAGGTAGAAGCGATTGAACGACTTGATCCGATGCCCGGCGATCGCCTGCACAGAATACAGCTTGGAGCCCTTCGCCTCCCACATCATGCGTGCGCCGGCAAGGCGGGTGCGGCCGACCGCATAGACGCGGAACGGTATCGCCTGGTTGAGCGGCGCCCTTCCATCTTCCGGCTTCGGCGGCTTCGGTGCCTGCGCCAGAAGCGCTTGGAGACCGATTGAAATGGCCGTCGTTGCGATCGCCGACGCAATCGACGCGTAAGTGATCGTTGAGGCGCCAATTGCGAAGCCGCCGGTCCCTAGCACAGCCGTGAAGATCGGCGTGAAGATCGGATCAAATAGAACTTCGCTGTAAAGCGACGTCGTGCAGCCCAGCCCATAGCGCTGCAGCATCATCCGGTGATGGAAACTCATTCGTGTCGATCTCCATCCGGCGCGCGCCAGGCTGCAACGTGATCAAGTTTCTTGGCGATGACACCGGACGGCGCCAGCAGTGCCCAGAGCGGACCGAAACGAATGGCGCAGACTTCCTTGACGCCGGCCATGCCAGCAGGCGCGAGCACAACGCCGACGTCACCGTCGCGAGGCTCGTCGGTACGTGCAAAGCCCATCGGCTCCAGTGCGGCCGCAGCGAAGGCAACCAGGCCGCCGGCCATCGCCAGAATGTCGTGAGCGCCTTCGGCCGTGCTGTATGTGCCGCGGTAGGCCTCCGCAGGATCAACGCCGACGCTCTCGCGCAGCCAAGACCCGCAGAAGGTCGTGCAATCATCGCCGGCAACCCCGCCCCACCTGAATTGGTGTGGCAGGGCAAGAAATTCTCGCAAGGTCATGGCTATCCTTGGAAATTCGGCCAGACCGGCTGGACGCCCCTGGCAAGCCGGCTGACGCCGTCGCAAAACTTGTCGGTATGCGATATCGCCTTCTGATGCGGAGACGACCAGACCGAGCGCGCACCACGGGAACGGGTCGCCTCTCCGGTCACGACGGCCAGAGAAAGCGTGATGCTCCGGCTCTCCCCCTCCTCGACCGGAGCGCTCACCTCCCCGGTATGAGAAGCGGTCCCGGTCCAGATCGGAATGATGTTGCTCATCGGCTGGAAATACCGGTCGAGTGTCGTCAAGCCCATCTGCACGGCCGCGCCGCGCACCGGCGGCAGGCTGTCGAGCATCTTCGCCGAAGTCGTCGGATCCAGACCTGAAAGGGTGAACTCGACACTGTCGGCGGTACCGTTGACCAATATCTCGAGCGTTGGCACACCGATGAGGCGGCCGCCGCCGAGATAGACCGTCCCGGTCGGATCGATGCTGTCGAAGTTGGCCGGAATGTCGTTGATCCCGAACCAGAGGTGCAAAGCAGGATCCGTATCGACCCTGAGAAAGATGCCGAGCTGATGACTGCCGCGCATCTCCTCGATGATGTGTGCGGGGACGAACTCCATCAGAACGCCTCCGTGAACCGAAGCGTCGGCCGGGACTCGTAAAAGCCAGAGTAGTCCCAGGGCAACGTGAAGCCGCGCGGGAATTTCATGCAACACATCGGGCGCGCGAGCTCGACGCGGGTGCCGGCCGGTACCGCCTCGCGCAGAGGAGGAGCGATGGCGAGCGTGTATACCGGGTTCGCCTCGTTGGTTTTGGAGATTACCTCCCAATACCGGTAAGCGCGCCAGCCCTTTGTCGGATGATAGATCGAAAACCAATCCGACCAGCGTAGCGGCCGTGCGGCGCCGTAGACACGCATTTTCAGGATCCCGGCTCCGAGGCCCGCCGCTTCTGTCACTTCGCCGTAGACAGTCGCCTGGCTGTAGCCCGACCCGTCCGAGAAGAACGATCCGTCGGAATGCGGAATTCCCTTGATGATAGGTCGGCGCTTGCCATCAAGGATGGGAAATGGGCCGATGCCGTCGTTGATGATGGGGACGTTGAAGAACCGATAACCACCGTTCCCGCGCGCTCCAAGCCAATTGATGACCTCGTGCCGTTCGGTGTCGTCTCCAAGCAAGACGCATTCCTCATAAGTCGCAGTTACGATGCCACCGCCGCTGGTCTCAATGCTGATGGATTCGCCGAGACCGTTGACGCCTCCGTCGAGCGCCGACCCGGGATTGTCGAAACTCGCCCGGGTCGGCCGTAGGTACATAATCGGCACAGTCGGCTGGTTGATGTAGACTGCCATCCATCAGCCCTTCTGCGCTACGAAGCGCTTCTGCGTTTCCCCGAATCCAACGCGGCGCTGCTGCTCGTTGTATTGCGCGAAGTTGTTGGCGCTGACCTGCGAGGCAGCGCCGCGCGCGATGTTTTCGACCTTCGCCTGCCAGTTACCGTCCTGGTCGACATAGACGCGGACGCCGGCGATACCGCCGCCGCCCTGCCCGCCGCCGTTCCGATTGGTATTGGCGGCCTTGAGCTGGTGGTTAGGGATGACTTTTTCGCCACCGCGGAACCGTACGACCTCCGGCCCCTCTTCGCCAACGATCGCCATGCCCGCGCGCGCGGATGCCGTGCCATCGGCATAGAGACCAATTCCGCCCGCTTTCGCTTTTGCGAGCTGCCCACCGCCGAAGATCCCGCCGAGGATGCTACCCAGCAGCCCACCGCCGCCGTTTGCTGGCGCGAACAGACTGTTGAGGGCCTGATCGAGCAGCTTGTCGGCGATCTTATCGAGGGCGTTCACGGCAGCATTGGCAAACGACTTCCACAAGCCCTCGCCGTTCTTCAAGCCCGATTTAACATCGGAGATAAAGCCCTTCGTGATGTCCTTGGCGAAACCCATGGCCTCTTCGGCCTGCTTCATAGCTTCTTTGGCGGTATCGAACCCCTTAGCGGTGTCCTCGCCCGCCTTTTTGCCGGAGCCCCCAGCCTTCCCCGCTGCAGCCTCGACGTTGGTTAGTCCAGCAGCAACCTCCTTCAACTTCGCCGCTGCAGTGGATGCGCCCTGAGAGATCGCAGTGCCCATGTCGCCGAGGTAGTCTCGGCTAAGCGCTGCCCCGACCGCCGTGTTTCGCGCGTCCAAAGCGCCTGAAAGGTCGCTCGCGAAGCTGTTTTCGATCATACCGACGGACATGTCGCCGATATTCGGGATCGATGCACCCTCGCCCATCCCGAATGGCAGAGAACCGAGCATCCCGTTGATCTCTGCAATGAACCCGTTCAACAACGCAGTCGCTTTGCCGATCATGGCGTTCATGCCGCCGATAACTGCGTTTGCCGCCCCGACGATGGCCGCACCCATGATATTCGGAAGCTGCGCCCAAACGAACTTGATGTCCTCGAAGGCGGCGACAAACGAGCCGATAATCAGGTTCACCCCGCCTTTGGCGGTCTCGACGATATCGACGCCGAATATCTGGGCCAATTCCTCCCGGAATATGTTGGCGGCGACCACGGCGGCAGTGATGCCGGCCACGAAGGCGACTGCCGGGTTTGCCGCGGCAAAGGAGGCCGCGAGGCCGAGAGCGGCGACGGAAAGACGCCCGAGCAGAGCGATGAGGTTGATAACCCCGCCAATCACCGCCGGAGCGTAGATCAGCGCAAGCCCAGCGGCAGCCATAGCCGCATAGGGGGCGATCGATTGCAGAACGGATGCAAGACCGTTTAATGCCGAAGCCGCCAAAGCCGGCCAATCCACCATCTGCAGTCCAGCCGCCGATAGACCGACAATAGCAATCGTGGCGAGACTGACAGGAGACAAGACCGTGAGGAAGGCTTGCCCGAGTGCCTGGACTGCGCCTGCGGCCCCCATTGGCCCCAGAACCGCGCTGATCTGCGTACCCTGCTGGAGGGCGATCTGCAGCGGGCTCATCGCCATCGCCGAAGTCACAGCGATATCTTGGAACTGGGCCGCGAGGTTCCCGACGTTCATTGATGCGGCCGTCATGCCCCGAACGTTCTGGTTTGCCGCTGCGGCGTGCATCTTCAGCGCGCTGGCGGCCTTGGTAGCGGCTGCGCTCTCGCGGTTGAGCGCGGCTGCGGCACTGTCGGCTCCAGCGGACACGGAGGCAGCAGCGGCCCCCGCGTTCTTCGTCGCGCCGGACACGCCAGCAGCCGCCGCCTCTGCTCGCTTGGCAGCATTCGTGAGATGGTCAAGGGACTTCGCGCCCTTCTCAACGCCAGAGCTATCAACGGCAATGCCAAGGGTCGCTACGTCCGCCATAGCATCCTCCGTTACTTGTCGGCTTCCGCCCGCTTGCGCTGTTCTTCGTGCTCATCGGCGACGGCATTGAGAAACGCCGTGTCCATCTGCATCAGGATCAACACCTCTTCACGCAGCAGGAGCGTCCCGGTCATTCGCGACCAGGTTTCGACGTCCTGATAGGTGAGAGGCTGGGGGCCGTTCATGCCCTGGTGGCGATGTCCCGACAGGTGCCAGAACCATTCCCACAGGTGTTCGCCGTCTTCCGGCGGCTCGATATCAGGGTTGAGATGCCCTTGACCGAACCGATCGTTCATTTCGCGGCGGGATAGCGTTTCCTTTACCCCGCCCATGCCCCGGAGTTCATATCCTGGGGTGTCGTACTTGACGATGAGAGCGACGGTTGCCGCCAGCTCATCGCCTAGCTGCCGAAAAAAGCCGCTTCGTCTCCGAGTGCGCTGTCGATCTGCTTCGCGATGGCTGGCACCGAGAGCAGCTTGCGCTTGTTCGCATCGTTGCAGGCCGGCTTCTTGTCCTCGCCGAGCATGGCATCGCCGGAGAACGTCCAAGACACGATTGCGGCCGACAGCAGAGCAATCGTGTTGTCTTCGATCTTCTCCGCCGTGACAGTGTTCCGGCCGCCGCGAAGCGCCTTGTTCTTCAGCGCCCGCTCCACGGCCTTCACCGCATCGCTTTCGAGGCTCTGGAGCTCGACCGACACGCCGAGGGGAGCGCCGGTCGCCGGATGCTTCAGGTCAATGGTGATCGTGTTTGGGTTGAGGGAAAGCAGGTCCATTGATCACCTTACGGGGTTTCGACAGGGGCGACGAAGATCGGGCGCTGGTCCGTGAAGGCGACCGTGTACGACTCCCTGATGAAATCGTCAGTGCCGCCGCCGAGCAGCTGGGGACCGGAAACCGGGCCGGCGGCGTACATGATCGTGTTCGACCAGGACGGCGTCGGGGCGTCGGCGTATTCGACCTTGATCGCGTAGTTGAATTTGGTTGCCGCAGCGGCGCGGATTGCGATTTGGCCGGGATCGTCAAAGATGCGGGCAACTTCGATCGCCAATTCTCCGGCATCCTCGACCCCTTTGGCCTTTGACATGACCTCAGTATCGAGCGTGTTGTAGTTGATGATGTTCGGGGCGGCACCATAGTCGCCCAGATTGCCCACGCTCGTGATCTCCGTGAAGGTCAGAGCGCCGAAGCCGGCCGCATTGAGTGGCAGCGTAACGGCCGCCGTGCTGATGTAGACTTTCGCCCCCGCAAGGGTCGTCTTCAAGCCTGCCATTGTTCGGATCCTTTCCTAGGCAAAACAGTAGTATGGGATGGTGACCGGGATCTGGACCCGGTTCCCTTCCTGGATCGGGCCTGACGCCCAGGGCTCGCTGCTGATCGTGACCTTCACGCCAGAAGCAAACAGCGATCGGTTTTTGAAAAGCGAGATTATGGTCTCGACTGTCTCGAGCGCACCTATGATCCCCACCCCGACGGCGAACACGACCGACACCTGATAGAGCCCCCGCTTCTGCTGCGGGTCGTCTCCCAAGGTTATTTCCCGCGTCTGGTTTGGCAGGAACGAGACTGCCAGGTACTTCGACGGCATGGATTGCCCGGCGGCCGGGAACACCACGTTAGGCGCAGCGATGGGGAGCGCCGGCGTCATCGTAAGTAGATGATCGGTCAACGCCTTGAAGATGATTGCGTCGATACCGACCGCCATGTATCAATTCCTCATGTCCGAAAAGCTGACCGACAACCAGGCGCATGACTTGCTGACCAATGCGAGGATGACGCTCGCGCAGGCGACTGGTGAAACGGTTCGTGCTGAGACGGCCCTACGCGCCGCCGAGAAGTCGTTGATGCTACTGTCCCTTGGGCTTCTAATGGCCGCCGAGGAAGGCAGCGACGGCAACCGGGCAATCAAAGACCAAACGCAGCCTTGACCTTCTTCGCGGTGCGGTCGACCGTGATCCCCCAGTTCTGGACAGCAAGACGAACGAACGCATCGGGTGGCTGCCCATTGGCGCCGTATTCGCGGTGGCCCGCGTACGCTGCTGTGTAGCCGAAATACAGCGTGTCACCGACTGCAGCCCCGGCAATCACCGCCTCGATCTGCCCATCGTTGTACGTGTAGGCCCCGCCCTCGACCGGCTGGGCAGCCTGGTTGATTGATGGCATGGCGGCGGTGGACGCCATGAGCGAAGCCCGGAGGAACCCGGTGTCCACCCTCATCCGGCCGCCGGCGGCGCGAGGCGTCTGCATCTCGCGCACGATTTCCTTCGTGCTCTCCTTCAATACCGCCTCGACGGCCTCCGGCACCTTATCAGCCCATGCCGCGATTTGAGCGCTGAACTTGAGGTTTGTCATCAGGCCGCCCTCGCCCGGTACCGCCGCAGCCCTGCGGAGATGTAGTCGACGTCATACTCGCACCAGCAGCGGCAGCCGGATATTTCGCTGATCGGCGCGCGCGGGTCGCCCGGATAGCGAAGCATGGCGCCGCTCGGGCTCTGGAATACCTCGTCGATACCGACGGCCTGCCCGTTCAAAACGCGATGCGTGTGCCTCACCCGGTTATCGCCTGCTGAATGCCATCGCTTCTTGACGTCCTGCGCCTGGACCTTGCCGGCCTCGATCTGCTGCCGCATCGCTTCATCGCGCGCGGAGCCGAGTGCCATCATGGTTTCGGTGCGAGCCAGCATTTCCCCGCGGAGAAGCAGGTTCTTATCGCGAAGCCTGCCGATGATCCGCGTCAGCGTCTCACCGGTGACCGGCTTTCCTGCTCTGACCGCAGCCATCACGGTCCGGTCGAAACGCTTGTCGCGTGTCTTCAGCTCGAAATACCGGCTCATCTGCTCCGGGTCGCCGGAAGCAAGATGCAGGCGCGCCCGCTCGATAAACTCGATCTGATATCGGGTCAGACCGATCACCCCGCCCTCTCGGCGGCCGGTGACGCGGCTCTGCCGGCCGACGACGTCGAGGGCAGTCGATCTCGGGTTGGCACCTCTGGCAAGCCCCTGCTCCAGCGACTGGCGGATGCCCTGCCGCTGGTCATCGGTGATGTGCGTGACCATCGTCGAGGACAGATCGCGGAGGATCGCCTCGGCAACGGGGTTGCGAACGCCGAAACGCCAGATAACGCGCGCGCCATTCGGCTCGGCCAGGTTCGGAAGCTCTCCGACCGCATTGATGCCGCCGGCGTTGAATGCCTCGGTCAATGCCGCCTCAAGAGCCGAGAATGCCTCCGGCTCCAGGTGCATTGCCTCAACAGCGCCGTTGATGTCGCCACGCTCCAAACGCTCTACCACGACGCGGAGGACGATGCCCGACTTGATCTCATCGATAGCCTGCCTGAATGCCGCGGCGAGCGTCGGCTCGTACTTGGCGAGGAGTTCCTCGAAGGTCATGCAGCACCCTATTGCGCAACGCGCCCTTGGACGATGAAGACGACCGGCGTGATGCCGTCGTATTTGTTCGGGTCGCCGTTGATGATGGCGTAGTCGGCGCCATTGGCGGTGACGACGTCGCCGGGCTTCGGCTCAATCGGGAGGCCCACGGCGGAAATGTAAATCTGCATGTCGCCGGTCTGGATGACCGTGCCGTCGACGTAGCGGGCCTCGTAGGCCATCGGCACCAGCGTGGCCGGATAGGACGTCACGACAGGATCGCCGCCGTAGACAGGATCCGGAGGCGTGATCCGCTTCACAGTAGCGGTTTGCCCGTATTTGGCGATGAGGCGCTGCGCGGTCGCCTGCAGGCGCGCATAGATCGGGTTTGCCATCCTCCGCCCTTCCTTTTCGAGAGCTAAGCCTTATTTACGCCTCATTGCCGCAAGGCTCTTTGTTCAAGGATCTGGGGGACATGTCCGCCACAATCAGCATCCTCGTGACCATCCTCTTCGCCGGGGTTGTGCTCTATCTCGTGCAGAAGCTTCCAATTGACCCTACGATGAAGCAGAGGGCTCAATTCGTTATTTTGATCGCCGGAATGGTCTCGTTGCTCGGCTCACTGGGCGTATTCTGATCAAGCGGCCCGAAGCTATACCACCAAAGCACCCGGCCAGACCGGCACGAGGAACGGCCAGAGCAGCCCCTCGATTGTGGTCACGACAGGCGTTGCGAGCGCGACGAGGTCGTCGATGTCCGTTGAAGAAGAGGTTGAATACTCGACTTCAAGCTGTCCGATCTTCTCGCGCTTCACGGTTTGCGTTCCGGTCACCACTGGCGACAAACTGCCGGGACTCGTCAGCTCGAGGAATGCCGCCTCGTACGAGGCGTTGATGATGGCCGCCGGAGTATCGTTCGAGGGGATCGCCTCGCCGTAATGGGTCGTGGCGCCGGTGCGCGGCCATGCGCGCTCTTGGGCATATCCGCCGGTGCGCCGGCCGCTGAACTTCGGCTCATACCGATCGATCACCAGAGAACCGCGCTGACGTGCGGCGGTCTTCTGGGCATCGGTCGTGCCATCGGGAAAGACATAGCCGGCCGCCTCAGCGTAGGACGTGAAGCCTGCATTATCGCCGTATCCAGCCATTGTGGCCTCCACCGGGAAAAAATCGGAAATCCGACGCTGTCCGATTGCCTCAGCGCTATAACGGAAGGGCAACCACAATTAAGGATTTGAAGTGATGCAGCCCACGCGGAAGGAAATCGCACTGAACAGGGCCTTTGAAGAAGGCCAGGAAGCCTACAGGCGCGGTGGAAGTAACCGGTACGTTCCCGGCACTCCCTACCACGACCATTTCGAACAGGGTCGGGAAAAGGAGCGCGAGACCGTCGAAGAATAGTGCCCCGGGCGAGAGACGGGCGGGGTGCTTTCCGCCCCGCCTGTTCTATTCCGCCAGCTTTGCGTCGATCTTTTCCTGAAGCTCTTCCGCGCTCCAGCCGTGGTAGGCCCGTTTACCGAACACCTCCTGGTAGTCAGCGCGAAGCTTCGTCAGTTCGTCGCTATCCTCTGCAGGTTTGGAGCCGCCCTTCTTCCCGTCGCCGTCATGATCGAGCGGATCGGCCTTCGAGGGCGTGTCGATTACCTTCACGGCCATGCTTGCTTCGAGCAGTTGCAGATAGTCGCCTGTGAACTCGCCTGACGCTTCGCCGAAGGCCGGTAGACGAACAAAGCCGTCCACGGTCTGGAGATCATAAGGGCTGGCGGTAAGGTTCTTCACGGTGACCATGTGCAATTCCTCGCGATAGAGAAAGGCGAGCGGCACGAATGCCGCCCGCTGCTGCCTTTGCAGGGGATTAGGCAGGCGGCTGGCTGATGCCGTCGAGATACCGGAATGCGACCGTGGTGAGCAGTTCGACGCCGCCGGTGCGGAAGATGCCGGGGATCTGCCAGTTGAGCGGGCCGTCCTGGTATACCGGAAGGAACTGGTGAGGCATCGGGAGGTGCAGCTTCACATAGTCCTGGTCGTTCTTGTAGGCCACGAGGCGACCGGTACCGGCAGCAGCGCCGACGCCTGCGGTGCCAAGCTCGCGCACGGTGCGGATCGTCAAAGGACGGCCCGTAGTCATCGTGTAGATGTTGGTCCGCTGAACGAAGGACAGGATCGTTTCCATCGTCGTCGCGCTGTAGGGCGTGGCGGCGATATAGTTGTATGCCTCGACCGGCAGGAGGATCGTGTCCGCCAATTCCGTTTCGAAGGTGGCGAGGCTGATGCCCTGCAGTGCGAGGTTGATGTCTCGCACGATCTGCGCCGGCGTCTTGATCCCTACACCAGCCGAGTTGACCCAGAAGGTAGCCGAACCGGTACCATCCGCCGGAACAACCGCGGTGACAACACCGGGGTAGTTGATCAGACCGCCGAGACCCTTCTCCGTGCTCCCCTGAAGCGTGAGGTCGTACATGAACTTGGTGTAGGCCAAGCGGGCTGCACGAGCGCGACGGTTCGGAAGCGAGCTGCCGATCTGGATCGCGGTGTTGATCTCCTCGATGTTGTACTGGTAGCCGATAGCCGCCAGGTGGAAGGTCTTGGTCTGCATGTCCTGAGAGACATCCGCGAGCGGGATATCCTTGGAATAGCCAGACTGGAACTTCGCGGCGCCGGTCAGGTCGGAGGTGTAGGTCAGGATGCCCGGTGACCAAGCCGGACCCGTGGTGTCGACGTAGATGAGACGGGAGAAATCCCAGTCGGGAAAGCGCGTCTCATAGACGGTCTGGTTGATGCGGTACGCCTGCCCCGTGACGAATGCCAGGGCCTGAGCGTCATTGACGATCATATTCATGGATTATGCTCCTGCCGAGAGAGACGGAACGGGACGACGGTAGCGGACAATTCCGACCGCGCCGGAAGAGCCGGCTTCATCGAACTGAGCGCCGGGGATGGTGAGGACGGTCGCCGATGCGGCAGCACCGGTCCAAACCTTGTTGGTCACGTCGTAGCGGGCCTGAGCCCCCTTGGTGACGTTGGCGCCGAGCAGGACACCGATGACGCCGCTCTCACAGATCGCCACGTTGTCGTACTGGTCGTATTCGTCGCCGGGACGCGGAAGCGTCAGGCTGGCCTCGGTGATGCCGAGGACGTTCTGAGCCGCCGCGGTCAGAGGCGCGCAGGTATGAGCGCCGGAGCCGGCAATGGCGGGAACACCAAAGCCCAGCGAGGTTGCGCCTTCCAGGGTGCGAGTGATGGTGTTCCACTCTTCCATGTTGGCGCGGCGGCCCACCGCATAGGCGGCGAGATTATCGCGATAGGTGATCGGCATGGCTTAGGCCTCCTTGCGCCAGGCGTTGAGGTCGGAGACGCTCTTGTTCCAAGCGTCATTGGCTTGCGTGTGCGCATCGCCGGTCGGCTTGAGACCGTCGGAGACGACGCGGGCGAACGGATCAGCCGTCTTCACGTCCTTGGCGATTGCCTTGAACATGCCGGTGATTTCCGCATCGGAGGCGTCCTTGATCATCTCGTCGCCGAGCTTGGCCTTGACGGCCGCGCGGCGGAGATCCGCATCGGTGCCCTTGATGTCGATCTTGCTGTCGATCGCCTTGACGGTTTCGATCAGCGAGGCCCGATCAGCCACCATGCGGTCGACGTCTTCCGGCTTGAGGGCCGCGTCGAGCGCCTTCTTGAGGTCGGCCTTGAGCGTGCCGATCTCCTCGTCCTTCTTGGCGATCGTCGCCTTGTGCTCGCCGGCCGCCGTCTGGAGGTCGGTGATCTGCTTGTTGAAGCCGTCGATCGCGCGCTGCACGATCTGAGCGTCCTTATCGGCCAACTCGACCGAGAGGCCATCAACCATGAGGGTTCGGGTCGTCATTGACCTTTTTCCTTTCCCGTCGTCTCCGAGTTTCAGATGGGAACCGCCCCGGGCAGCGGAGACGACCGCCAGGTGGTTCATGCGAAGGGATGTCTGGATTGCGTCGTATTGCTCGCCCGAGGGCGTGACACCGTCCTGAAACTTGAGATCGGTCGAATAGCCCATGGAAAGCTCGCGCTTGCCGCCCTCGACCTTGGCGATGATTGCCTTGTCCATGAGGACGAGAGGCACGCGTACGAACTCGCCATCGCGCACCACCTCGCCGCCGGTCTGCCCGACGGCGTGGTCTTTCCAGTTGTCAGCGGTGACCATTTCGGACGGATGATTGTCGGTCACCGGGCGGTAGGCGTAGGAGTGCATCGCATCCTGCGCGAAAACCTCTTCCTCCGGCCGGTAGACCCGCACAACCGCCTTGTCGCGCAGACCATGCTTGTTTTCCGGGTCGACCTCGCGTCCGGTGTAAACCTGGATACCGGTGCGGGCGACCCGAGCGTCGGCGACGAGGTATCCATCCTGGGTACGGCGGAGGCCGTCCAGGGTCACGGTGTCGAAGAGCTGCATGGCTATTCCTCGCGGACTTTTGCTTTCCAGTCGTCGTTGACTTCTTCGAAGACCTCGGGACCGAGCTCGATCTTGCCGCGGTACGGCTCGACCTTTGACAGGTCCATGCCTTCCGGCATCGCCCAGGTGACGGTGATGTGCGGCTGGTATTCTGGCCAGTCGGTCTCCGCACCCATCCGCTTGATATCCTCATGGCGCCAGGTCAGGCGAGAGGATGCGAACTGCAGGACGATGGCATCGCCAAAGCGCTCCATCAGGCGCGGGCCGCCTTCGGCAATAGTCATCTTGCCGCTATCGCCCCAGAAGTCCTCTCCGACCTTGATCCAGTCCATCGGGGTCCGAGTGTGGATGACGGTGACGTGCAAGCCATCCTGAACGGTCAGGAAGCCCTGCCCCATTGCCCACTCGCGGATATCCTCGGCGTTGAGCACGTCCCGGCGGATATAGAGCGTGCGCGGCGCGGCGTCGGCGGTGGGCTGCTTCTGCCCCGGTAGCGTCTGTTGCGCCTGCTGGGCAGCAGCTGCTGCGGCGACCTCGTCATCGTCGGGCTCCTGCTCGCTGAGCTTGCCGTATTCTTCGATCGCGGCATCGAGGCCGGGCAAGACGCCATCCTCGACGAGACGATTGACCAGAGCGTCCGATACAGCGTCACGCGGGATGATCTCTTGTCCCGGCGTCGTACCTACTAGCTGCCGGGCAGCATCCGCGGTGGTCTTGAAGATTTCCGCGCGCTCCTTCTCGCTCATCTGCTCGAGCGGGGCCCACTGGTAATAGACGTCAGGGTCTCGGACGTCCGCAGAGCGCTCAAGGCATTCGTCGAGCCGAACCATCGCCGGTTGCATCTCCAGTTCCTGAATGGACTGGATGCGGTCGTGGTAGTTCTTCATGTCCGACGTGCCGGTGGAGTTCATGCCGGCAGGCGATTGCCCGAGAAGGCGCGTTACCGGGATATCAGCCGCTCCGCTGACGATCTGCATGAAGGCCATGAGGATGTCGGTCAGGCCGCCCATCGCGGCCGACTTGGTCTCGTATTCCTCTTCCTTGTCGAGCAGCAGCGTGCCGTTGATACCCTTTGCAGTGTTGGCCAGCGTGTAGCGCTCGAGGATCTTCCGTTTGTATTCCTCGTTGCTCAGGTTGGCCATGAAATCGGGGATGCGGATGATGTCGATCTTCGCTTCGAAGATCAGAGAGGCGATGTTCCCTGCCGTGCTGTCCGCATTCTTCACTGCATCAAGCGTCGATTGGAGAATGCTGTCGCCCCACCCTTGATATGGGTTGCCCGTGATCTCGTCATCCGCAGGCATGGCGCCTGTGAACAGCACCAGCCGCGACGGATGAATGGCCATCTGCATTCCGTTGACGCCGGACAGGCGATAGATGCTCGGCTTTCCGTACCACTCGGATTCCGGATTGCGATCTATCTCACCAGCGGCCAGCTGCCGGCGGGTCATGACGTTGATGTAACGAAGACCGCCCTTCTTGACGCGTTCAACGTCCAGGGGCTGAGAAGGGTCTTCATCCCCTATCCCGATGTAGACGGCAGCGCCACCAAAAAGCCGTCCCTTCTTGGACGCTTCAAGGATCTTGCCCTTGACGTTGAGGCGCTTCTCCTCTTCCTCGATCGCTTCGATCTGCGGCTTCTTAGCCTGCCAGTCGCGCCATTTGCGGCAAGCATCGAGGGCGGGGATGTCCACGATCTTCCGCGGCAGCCATGATGTGCTGTAGGCCGCGATCAGTTGCTCATCCGAAAGCACCGTATGAGCGTAAAAGGTCGTCGCCGCCTTGTCCCTTTCGGTGCCCATCCTCGAAACAAGGCTGGTCAAGCTATCGCGCATGAATGCGATCACGTTGGACATGCTTGATCCTCAGATATTGGCGAGCGTGAAGGTGCTTGCGTTCAGGAGCGCGTTGAAGGCTCGGCTCGTGCTGTCAGCGTCGTCGTCATGCTTCGCCTCTGGGAAGCCTTCCAATGATGTAAACCAGGCATCATTCCACGGCGCTCGGAGCACCAAGACGTTCCCTGCCTCCGCCTGGGCTGAGAACGGCGAGAAGCGCGTGACCTTGTCGCCAGACTCTGGCGTGGCACGAACGTTGTATCCAGACAGCATTTTCGTGAGGTTCGTGACCTGCGACTTGCCCGCCTGCCCCGGGTCCTGTGGAAGCGATATTTGCGTCTGCTGGCCGTCCTGCGCCGCAGTGTTCTTAATCAGTGTCTCCACGCCGCTTGGCGAGAGATAATCGCTTACGTGATGGGCAACGATGTACCGGCCATCAGGCAGTTTGCCGATCTTCGTTCCCGCCGTGGCGTCAGGATCATTCCCTTCGACCTTCGGCGTGGACGCCAGGTCCCACCCTCGCATCCAACGCGCGCCGGCCGGAACCGCGTCGACCACCTCGCACCATCCACGCTGAAACAGCAGCCCAGCGGCCGGCCGGATCTTCCAGTTACCGCCGAGGAGACGCTCCCGCTCGACGGTCGGCAAGGCCATGAGGCTCGCCAGATAACTCGGATCCGCTGCCATTAGCGCGCGGTTGTCACTGAGCTTCGCCGGAACGAACGTCACCGACTTCGGCGGGATCGGCGCTTCTATGCCGTCTTCGTTCGGCGCCGTGTAGTGCGCTAGGTCCTGCGGGCTATCACCCCAAATGATCGCGTCACCGATGCGGACGAACCAGCGAAGGACGCCGGCACGCTCTGGGATCGGCAGTCCAGTGTCCTGGTCGATCCACCAGCTGATGAACTCGGCAACCCAGCTATCTGCATCAGGGTTGCAGGTTGCGCGGATGTAGGGCCGCACGCCGCTCATGGAGCGGTTACGCGAAACCATGTACCAGAACTGTTTGGCGCTGAAATGAGTCAGCTCATCGAAGCAGATGAGCGGGATCTGCGAGCCCTGCCAGTTCAGGACGGTCTTGTCATGCTCGAGGTGAGCGAATGACACCGAAGCCCCCGAAGGGAAGCTCCATTGCAGCACATGCTCCTTGGGCGAGGCGCCGATCGCCGGATAGAGCTTCTCGCTCTCATCCCATAGACCGCCCTCATTTCGGACCTGTACCGTAGACCGGCGGAAGAAGACAGCGCCGAACTGTGGGTTGGCGATATGGCGCAGCGGCTCCATAAGAAGCGCCCATGTCTTGCCGCCGCCTGCCGAGCCTCCATAGATGGCGATGTCCGCCGGCGAGGCGAGGAATGAGGTCTGCGGGCCCGGCTGCGGCCGGATGATCGTCTGGGCGCCCTGCCCTTGCTCAGCTCCTGCCATTGTCGGGCAACTGGAAGATCGTCACCGGCGATACTGGTACCGGCAGGTCCTTTCCATCCTTTCCCGTCAGTTCGCGGCGGTTGGTATAGGCGTTGCCCACTTCTTCGGCGGCTTGCTTCATCAACGATGCCGCCAGCACCATGTTGCCCTGGGTCTCTGCCTTCTCTGCCATGCGCTGGAGAGCGCGAAGCCGAACGGCGCGATGGCTAATTGCGATGGTCGCCGTATCCTCTAGGAAGGTCTTGCGGGTCTCTTCGAACAGGAGCCGCCACTTCTCTGCGAGATTGCTTCCGGCCTTCTTCGTGGGGTCGTAGCACTCAACCGCCTGAGGGCTGATGACGACGCCGTATTCCTTCTTGAGAGCAGCAGCGACGACGGAAGGGCTGTCGAAGCATGCGAGCGACTGCACGACAAAGGTTTGTTGCTCGTGTGAGAGTTTTGCCTTGGCCATCGGAAATCATTCGTTTCTTCAAGATGCCATCAAGGTCAGGCGGCGCGAGACTGGCAGGTCCCGCATGCGCGGCCTATTAGGTCGGCGGTCATCAAAGGCGGACGGGACAAAGCCTCTACGAGTTCCTTCACGCCTGCCTCGACTGCACCGTATCGAGCCGCGACGCCGATGAATGCTTCGACGTCATGGGAGCGCAGCGTGTAGACCGGTAGGCCTGTGCTCTTGCGGAACTTCGGGACGCCGAAGTCATCGAGCTCCTGCGCGCAGTGCGATAGCTCATGCTCCATGAGGGCGCAGGCCTGCGCGTCGCTTGCAGACATCCAGAAGTTGGCATCGATCGTGATTATGAAATCAGGGACCGAACCAAACCATCCGAGGACCTGCGCCTCTGCTCTCGCCCTTGCCCACTTCCCCATCATGCCGGCAGGCTGTCCCATCTCGGCCTGGCCGATGACGGTGCGGCCCTTCTTCGCGTTGCTCACCGTGGTCCACAGCATCCCGATCGAAGCCGGAGGAAGGTGGGCATGATCCGGGTTGAACATGTCGCTGTCCGGATCGATGAATGTGTCTCGGGCCCAGGCTTCGAGTTCAGGTGCTGCCGCAAAGGCGCACCCGCTGATATCCTCGAAGAGCGACGACGGAGGTTGTGGGCGCGTCAAAATACCACTTGCTTTCGCATCCCTATCGGCGGAGCTTCGAGGAGCGTTGCCATGGCGTAGAATCACTAGGCGTAACAATCCACTTCACAGGTGGCCAACACGGTGAAGTGGTCAATCGAAGGATACAACCAGATGAGCAATACCAAAGGCCCAACCTACGGAATTTACGTTGAGGGCGGGTCCGACGTCAGTGTTGTCGGAAATAAGATAGATGGGGCCGACCGGGCTATCGTTGGCAAGAACGTGCAAAGCCTTAACGTGGCCAGCAACGACATTACCGCTCCGGTCGAAATATCTCCCGAAATCGCTGCCCTTCTACTGGAATTGAAAAGGCAGGCAGGCGGCGATGCAGCAGTTGCAGTGGAACTCGCAAAAAAGGACTCCCGAATTCTGGACTATGTCAAGGATAAGGGCTGGGCAATGGGAAGTTTCTTCGTGGCCGTTGCTCGGTTCTTTATGGGCAGCGCTTAAGTACAAAGCAATTTATGCCGAAGAGCAGGCCATCGACGGAATTCGAAGCAATCGCCGCGGCTATGTTCGAGGCCAATAGAGATTGCGCGATAAGGGCGTTCGCTAAGGCTTTGTCAAACACTCCACCACCGTGGACCTGGCCACTTCCGGGTCGAGAATAGCCGGGACAATCACCACCCTATTACATAGACGGCTGCCATCCGGTGATCGCGCCTGTGCCCGGTCTTGCGTAAAGGCAACTAAAAGGCCGGGGCACACTGAACTGGCCCCGGCCTTCTGTCTTTTCGCTCTCAAAACTCGTGCCAGTACCTCCGTGGTCACGAGACGAGAGCATGGCGCGATTGCCGGCAGTAGTGCTTCCCGTCGACAAATGCGCTTGTGCTAACTTTATAAAGCGCGGGGGTTTTCTGGACAAGTTGTCCGTTCGGATTAAGCGTGCCAGAATTTCGGGCGCATTTCTTCTACCGCCTATATCGGCGGTGGCCCGGCGAATGTTCCCTCAACAGAGGTCCGCACTGAACAGCCACAACAAATCACTTCAGGAAACCTATACAGCTTTGGGGAGATTTTCAACCTCCGCGTCAGCCGTGAGGCCGTTCAATTTACTAATAATTTTTTGCACCCGCTCTTTGATCTGCGGGCTTAGGGAATCTATAGCTCTCTCCGCCTGGTCGACCATAGAGACGCGAGCTTTCCGGCCCTTAGGCAGGATCTTGCGCAGTTGCCCGCGGAGATGCCGGATTTGCTCGTGCCGCTCGTTCTCCTTCCGGCAGTGCTGCTCGTAGAGGAAGGCCTGCCGGCGCTCATGTTCAGCGAAGTACAGGGCCTCTATGGTCCCGTCGGGGAATTCGAGCGGTCCATAGTTGGCGCCGCGCAGGAAGCACACGACGCCGTCGACGCGGCGGACCTCCTCGAAATTCAGTCTCGGCAGGTTGACGAAGGCATAGCCGACGAGGAACGGGAAACGCTTCTGGAGGATCTGCTTCGTCCGGTGATGCCTCAACTCGGTGTAGAACGACGGCATGAAGATGTCGAAGCCGTCCTTGCGGCAGTTCCGCTCGATGATGGATTCCATCCGCCGGCTTTCCGGCAGGCGCTCGTCGGCGGCCGCCATGCGCTGGTAGCCTGGGGCGGTTCGGATCGCATACCAACGTGATCTGCTCATGCTTCGTCCCTCTTGCCCAGGTGGTAGCGGATGGCGTTAGGCGTGACGCCCACGGCCTTGGCGATCTTCGCGATGCTCAATCCTTCCGACCGAAGCCGGCGCATTGTCTCGACCGCCTCAGGCGTGATGGGCCGGGCTGGCGATTTGGGCTTCAACGACGCCAGCACGTCGCGAATGGAATTCGCCTTCCGGTTAAACAGCTCGCCAAGGCGTCTCGCGTGCGCATTCGGCCAGCGCTCTTTGACCTCCATCAGGATCTGGTCGCGGATGGTTTTGACGCGAGGCGACAGCCGCTCCGCCGTGATGGTCTTGCAGCAAACCTTCAACTGCTGGCAGCGGTGCTTGATGAACTCGTTCTGCTGGTCGCGAGTGGTTGCCTTCAGCCGGCTGGTTTTGACCGGCGCACGGTCGATATGCGCCGTCTCCACGCGGAGCATGACGCGCTTCGGCTCTCCCATAAGCCGCGCTCTGACGGCAGCGTAGTGGTGCGCCTGGCGCTCGAATTGTGTTTGGTGGACGGTCATGAAGTACCCCGTTGGCGATAGGCTCTGGATTGGTGATTTCGGCAGTAGCGTCCCGTCGTTTCCGCCGCACAGAACAGGTACGGGCCGCCGTTCCCAAGCGGCCAGCAGCATTCGCCGGCCGATAGGTGGTGGAGGAGCTTTGCGGATTGAAGCCGCTCGGCGTCATAGGCGGTCGCTGGGATCTCCGGTTCCCGCTTCAGTTCCGGTGCCTGCTTGCGAGGTCGCGCCGTCTTCGCTTGGCCGGGTGCGCGTGTCTTCTTCCCAGCATCACCGCGCCACGGGAACAGACTGCGGTTGCGGAAGGCCAGTCCGACAATGACGTTCCGGCTCACGCCAAAGCGCTTGGCAATCTGCGAGGCAGACAGATCATCCCTCCAGAGTTTTGCCGCTGCTTCGATGTCGACGGTTCGGTGCTGGATGGTCATGCCGCGCGCTCCTCTTCCGCCGGCTCTGCGGCTTCGATCTCGGCCTTCACCTTGCCGCGATACGCCATCTGCTCGGCGGTGACCTGGCTGGCATCGGGAAGCGCCAGCATGCGGGCGAGTTTGTCGGCGAGCTCCGGAGATACCGTCGGAGGCTGGACGTTCAGCTTGGTCTGGATCCTGCTGCGGTTAACGCGGACGGCGATCGGTGACCAGACCTCATCAATTGCCCACAGGTGGACGGAGCCCGCAGGCAGTTCCCGAGACTTGGCGAGTTGGGCGAATTCCAGATGGTCGACACCTTCGGCAACCCTGACGAAACCCTTCTCCGCCAACTCGATTGCGCGCTCACGATGGGTGACGCGCAGGTCCATGAGCCCATGTGAGCTGGGCACCGTTCGGCTGACCGAGTCCTCTATTGCCCTCAGCGTCTCCTGCTTGCGAATCCGGTCCTCGCGGATCAGACGGCATTCGGCATTGGCCATGGCCGCAAGCTCCGCCGGCAGGGGGATGAAAGCCTTGTTGACGTTCTCGTATTCGCCGCGCTTCAGCTTCACGTAGGCCCGGCGCAGCCCATGGACCGGCACGTTCCGGAGGGAAAGGCGGTATTCTTCAACCGGGTTCGCAGCAGTGATCGTTTCGGAGATCCGCATGCCGCCGCTCATGAGGCCTTCGATGCACTGGCCGATTTCGTCGGCGCCGGCCGGGGCAAGCTGCTCAGTGAGAGCGGAAATCTCCTGCTGCAAGGTCGACAGTTTGACCGGCAAATTGTTCAT